GCTGTGCCACCCGCGTAGTCAGCGAGATTTCAGTAGCACCCAGCGTCATAGCGGCAGTGGTCGCCAATAGGCTTGCACTGTGGTCTGTCGCTGACTGGTTACCGATTGCATCACCGAACAGCACGCGGCTAACGGTGCCGTCGTTGTTGGTCAGCCAGGTGTCTTTGGCGCCTTCGGTTGCCGCTGCATACGTTGAATACGTGGTGCCGTTGTAAATGGCGCCCAATGCATCCAGCGTGTTGTCGCGGTGCTTCACCTTGGCCCAGGTCACGAGTTGTTCGCGTGCTGCTTCCATGAAGTTGAAGTTTGGCTTCTCTTCTTCTTCTTTGGTCACAACAACGGCGTTGCGCTCATAGGTGGGCGTCAGGTCCCAGGCGTAGTTGCTCAGTGCTTCCTCACTACCAGCCAAGGCGGTAGATCCGGAGACACCAGCGCCCGTCAGGCGACCAACGAACGGGATAGAAACAATCTGGCCACCCTCACGGGCAACGATGATGTTGTTCTGTCCAGTTCCCTCGAACTTACTCACCCGGTTCATACGGGTGTACTCTGCGGTATACCGCCGTTCCCAATTGGTGACGACGTTACCGGCTTGCGTTGTGCTATTAGCCATTAGCTAAGCTCTCTATTGAGGGCTAGCGGTGGTTGAAGTCCCGGCCTAGAAAGTCTTCCAGGGTTTGATGGCCTTCAGCCGATACGCTGCCCGAACTGTTCCCGGTAGCGGCTAGTGACGGTTTTCCGGTGGCTTTCGCCTTTGTTTGCTCTTGCTCAGACTTCTCAGCAGATTCCTTGTCGCCCTTCAATGCGGCGAGTTCGGCCTGTAGTGAATCAATCGTCGACTGCATACCCTCGACACCGTTGAACTGTTCCAGTTTCTTGTGGTCCTGAAACATCTGATAGGCGTCTTCAAGGATGTCTTCAGATCCGCTCAACTTGGCCTGTACAGCCGCGTTGGTGCCGATCTGCTCGTTTATCCATGCGTTGGCTTCGTTCCAGTCAGGGTGCATCTTCGCCATTAGCCGTAGCTCGGTGGCAAAGGTTGCTTTCCTGATCTGTTCGTCTACCTGCGCTTGGAATCCTTGCGGGTTCTCCAGCGGGTCAATCTTCTCTGCGGGTTTCTGCTGTTGGCGTAACTCGGCAAGTTCTCTTTCGAGCTGCTGCCGCTTTTCGCGTTCGTCTAGGTAGCCTTTGAACTGTTCAGGGTCAACGCGAGGCTTGTCCTCTGTCGGCTCTGGTTCTGATGCCGGCGGCACATCTTCTGTAGGCGCTTCAGCTTCGGTGGTGGATTCCTCCACAACTTCGGCCTCTGGCTCTACGTCGCCCGTGGTTTCTAGGGGTTCGTCTGAAAACAATGCATCCAAACTCGGTTCACTCATCATCTAACCTCGTTATCGCCCGTATAGTCGGCGGCACTAAACGCCCGTTCCTCGGCGGCAGGCACAAAAAAACCCGCACTTGGCGGGCTTCTCTGTGGGGTGTTATCTATGGCGGTCTTTTATGTCGACCTTACGTTGCGCCATGTCCTTAACGAACTGCCGTTTCTGGCGTTCGTCCTTGTTCTTGGGTGACAGGATCTGCTGCATCTTCTGTCGTGAAATTATCTCAGCCAATGCGCTCGCGCCCCTGTAACGCTAGTTGTGACTCAATGTTGATCTGGTCGGCGTTCGCATTCAGGCTGCGCGCCGATGCCATGTCTTTAGCCATCTTGGCCTGCTGTACCTGTGCGTCCTGCTGCTGCTTGGCTTGGAGCATTTGAGCCTGTTGAGCTCTAGCCTGCTCCTGCTCGCCATCCTTGCCGCGCAATATGTCGTCTTTAACGCTGGGCTTGAGTGGCGATGCTTTGATGATGTCCTCGAACGGCACCGCCTCTGGCCCGTATGCCTGCGCCAGTTGGATTAGCTGCTCGAAGGTTTCGGCCTGTAGCGTGATGGTGTCCGGAGCGTCTGCAACGATAATGTCTACGTCGATCTTTGATACTTCGTTCTTCACGTCTACGATGCGGTCTAGCTCGCCTGGTCCTAACGCTACGCCCTGTTGCTGTAGGGCTTGCTCTACCTGCTCAGGCTCTACGCCAAGGTTCTCTGCAAGCATCTGACGCGCGGTTATCTGCTGGTTCAAGCCAACGAACTTCACATTCTCATCGTTGTCGGTCACACGCACCCAGCGTTCTTTGTCCCAGAACTGCTTGATCCGGAACCAGATCTGCCGGTAGATGCGGCGCTTCCAGTCTGCGTGGTTGTCGAGAATGGGCGTTATCTCGACATTGCCTCCTGCTTGCTTGGCCTGGATCGCTCGACCAGATAGCGAGCGCTCATCCTTGCCGGCGAGCGTGGCATTTACGCCAACGTTGTCTATCTCTGACTTGGCTTCTTGCAGTAGTGCTAGCTGGCCCTGGCCTAGCTCTTGGTTGTGGTCAATCTCCATGCGGGCGCCAGGATTGACCTTGATCGCCGCTTTACCCGTAGACAGCTTATTTAGGAGCGTGGCCTCGCTCTTGATCCCTGCGTTTTCGTCGTAGATCACCGTCACATTGCTAAGCAGGTGCAGTGCTTTAGAGCGCCTGTGGTTAATCTCGTTCTGGATGTCGATCAACATCCGCGTTAAGCCGTAGCGGTTGTTCTCGGTGTCGACATAGGCGCTACCAGCCACAATAGGCAGTGCAGGCTCTTCCTCTTCGTCATAGTCAAGGAACGGAACCGGCTCGGCGTCGCCCAGATCGGTCTTGTTGCTGAAGAACACCAGATGCCAGATGCCATCCTTTTTGAAGTAGTGTTCATTGATCCGGATGCGTGGCCGTGATACCTGCTTGCGGTCTAGCCAAAGCGGGCGGTCCTCGAATGCGGTATCGCCTACGTGCTGGTGCGACAGATTCTTGATGTCGTCTTCATGGTCTGGAAGTAGCGCGATGGCTTCGTCTTCGTAAAACCACTTACTGATACCCATGTAGCTAGCATCAGAAAAGTCTGACTCCTGGCTGTGTGGGTCATAGTAGAAACTGTTCCAGGGCACACGGCGTAGTGCAATCTCGCCGCCCTTGGTCATCTCAACAATGGCTGCTTCGGCTCCTTCGCAGATCAGCTCATCAAAGCAGGCGCTCGCTAGTTGGTCCAGCCTCGCATTGTCTGCCACGTAGCGCAGTGCGTCAGTGATAGCCGCGGCGTCGTCTTCGTGATCTGGTGTGCGCGGGAATGCCTTGGGATCGGTACGCGTCTGGCGCTCCATGCCCAGCAGAAAATCGTGCTTAGGCTTGATGCGGTTGATGACAACAGGAGCTCCGCCACGGGTCGCAAGCTTCGCCTTCTGTGCTGCGGTCCATTGCTTGCCATCGACATATTCACGGTCGCGTAGCTGGTCCTCGCGGCTATCGTGCGTCGAGTCGATGAATTCGCGGAACTGTCGTTCAAAGTCCATCAAGCGATCATCCAGTCGTTATCTTCGTCGTCTTCGGTTGCATAGGCGTCGTCAGGTTCGGTCTGCTCTGGTTCTGGATCTGGCAATGTCGCTGCAAAGCCCTGGTCGACCGCCATACCCAACAAGGCGAACATATCCACCGAGTCATCGTGCTTACCGCCTGGGAACTCAACCGCCTCAGTCACTAGCTGTTCGCCCCAATCGGTTAGCGGAATGTGAACCAAGCCCATCTCGGCCATACCTCGCGCTGAGGTAGCCATCGCTTGCTTGTCGTGTGTTCTGGTCAGCCACTCAAATGCTGCGTAGTTGCTTTCGTCCCGCATCTCGCGCTTGATGAACGGCTCTACTGATCTGCGGATAACCCCAGACTCGCCAAACACCTTCAGCGGCTTTACAGAGCCGATCCAGGCGACTAGCTCACTAGTCCATACGCTGGGGTCAGACTGCGCTCTGTAGACGCTCAGCAGCCACCAGTGCCCCTCATGATCAATACCCCACTCACCAAACACGGTGTAGTCGGCGCTGGCCTTCTCTGTGACCGCAAAGTCAGTCGTGATGTACTTGTGCAGGTACTTTGGCTCATCGCCTAGCTTGAAGCGCTTGAACGTGTCTCGCTTGAAGTAGGTGCCTTCCTCTGGGGTTGGCTGCTGTTGATACAGCGCGTTCCACTGCCTGGGAGGCATCACTGCTTTGATCTTGTTCAGTGCGCCAAGGTCATACCATTGCGGCCACAATGCTTTGCCGTTGCTGATCGCTGGCAGGCTAACTACGCGGAAGTCCTCAGACTCAACCGCCATGCCCGCCATGTCGTTCTCGTTCCACCTCGTGCAGACAATGACCACACCGCCGCCTGGCATTAGCCGGCTATAGAAGGTCGATGTGTACCAAGCCCAGTTCTTCTCTTGAATGGTTTGGCTGTCTGCATCCTCTTGGTTCTTTACCGGGTCATCGACTAGCCCGATATGGGCGCCACGACCAGTAATCGGTCCGCCTACGCCTTGAGCCACATAGACCCCGCCGCCCTTGGTCTGCCAGCGGTTAGATGCCTGTGAGTCTGGCTTTAGCTGAGTCTTGAATATCTTCTGGTACTCAGGACTGCCAACGATGTCGCGCACCTCACGCCCGAAGTCAGTAGCCAACTCCGCACCGTAGCTAGTGCAGATCATCTGGTACTTAGGATGCTTGCCCAGCACCCATGCCGGGAATCGCCTGCTAGTGAGCTCGCTCTTTGTGTGCCGTGGTGGCGCGTATATCGCTAGTCGTGGGCTTTTCTTCTGCTCCACGTCCTGCAAGAACTCTTCTAGCGCTCCAGCTATGACCTGATGATGCGGTGCTGCTTCAAAGTCAGGCTTGGTGTATTCAGTGAAAGCTAGGAGGCTCTTCTGCGCTGCTCTGCGCCTCAGCAGTTCCGTTGCCGCTTCCGCTGGCGATATGTGCGAGTTGGGCGTCGGATAGCTCTCTTGCGTCGCGTAGGTCATTGACAGTTGCGTCTATCTCCACTGACTTAAGATCGGGTATGTACTTGTTCGATAGCTTCAGCAGGTGCGTTATCTGCTTATCCAGCTTCGCCAAAGCAAGCGCATCTGCGGCATCGGGAATTTTCCCAATTAATTCAACCGCCTGGGAATGTAAGCCCTGGTTAGCTAGCCATTCCCTGAGTGCGTCCTGGCGTATGCCTCTAGCGCGTTGGGCTACTGTCCTGGTGTCGGGCATTACGTCTGGTCGAACCGCGCGATGCCGTTAGCGTTCCATGTCACCGTGAAGCCGTTAACCAGCGTGGTGTTAGCGGTGAACTCAAGGAACGCAACGCACAGTTTGCTGGCGTTGGTGTTGTTGTAGATGATCCCGTAATCAACCGCTGTCGGGTTCGATGCGTTGACCGCGATGGATACGTCTGTACCGTCGAATTGGGCCAGGGTCGATACCAGCGTTATAGCTGTGCTGGCAATGACCACTCCGCCAGCAGAGATTGCACCGCCTGTGAGCTCGTTGTCTGGAGGTCGGTTGTGCCCGTACCGTTGAAGTGAGGCACCGCAGTCGCCGTGGTAGGCGTTACCGTGTCCGTGATGAACGCTAGCTTGAATTCGTCCGCGTCCATGTCGTGTTCGCCATTGGCGAGATCGGCCAGGAACTGGTCGAATAGTGTTACGTCACCTGCTGCCATCGTTTTACCAGCCCTTGGAGTGTCTTAAACCAGTGGGGCTTACCGTGTGTCTCACTTCGGGCGGGCTTATCGAGTGTCGATAGGACTGCGCCGCTACAAGTTGACCGGCAAGCGTTGCCATCTGCCCTGACCAATTGGCCTGAGCTGTGTTAGTTGATAATCCCAGCGCTGCCAGGATTGCTGTGTGTCCTTTCCATGCCGCGGTAGCTGTAGTCGCGGTCAGGTTGCCGATAGCTGCCAGGCTGGCGCTTTGACCAGTCCATGCCGCTGTGGCGGTTGTAGCGGCGAGCGTGGCGCCTGGAACCGTTAGCGATGCTTGCTGGCCGGTCCATGAGGCAGTGGCAGTTACCGCTGTAAGCGAGCCTATGGCGTTTAGACTGGCTGCTTGCCCTGTCCATGCTGCCGTGGCTGTAGTCGCTACCAGCGTTGCTGGAGCCGCTAGGGTTGCACTCTGGCCGGTCCAAGCTGCGGTAGCTGTGGTAGCGCTGAGTAAGCCAGCAGCCGTAAGCGTGGCCGACTGTCCAGACCATGCTGCGGTTGCAGTTGTTGCGCTTAACGATCCTGCCGCGGCGAGTGATGCGGCCTGTCCTGTCCATGCGGCAGTGGCTGTAGACGCATTGAGTACGCCAGGTGCCGTAAGCGTTGCTGCTTGGCCGGTCCACGATGCCGTGGCAGTGGTGGCAGATAGCGCCCCTACTGCGTTTAGCGATGCTGACTGACCCGTCCAGGCCGCTGTCGCTGTTCCGGCGCTTAGCGATCCGCCTGATGAGACAAACTCAAAAAACCCGATGTCCGCAGATGATCGGGTTGTGCCCTCGACATCAAACGTCGTGCCGTTGGTGCCGCCTGCGTCCTCAAGGGCGCTACCCGTCCCTATGCGGCCATCTGGCGGCTTAGCGGAATAGTCCAGAACCGCCGCAGACGTTAGGCCAGTAACGCTGTCCGTGCCCGGTATCGTGTCGCCAGTTTCGCCTGCGTTGTGGTCGCTAGTGCCGTAGCCTCTTCCGTTGTCGTCCCAATTTGTCGTATTGCCGAACGCTACGCAGTTGTAGTAGCGCGGGTTGGTAGAACCGCCCCCAGGTGTCTCGAATCCTGAGCCGTTGTCGATGCTCGTACAGTTCAGGTAATCAGAGTTGCCAAAGTTGCCGTAGCTATGAAACCCTCGGCCACTGCAGTCAAAGGCTATGCAGTTCTCGTGCGAGCCCTGATAGACCTTAATACCGTTGGCGATGTTGTGCGCCATACAGTTTCTAGCGACTGAATCGGCGCCGAGAGTGATACCAGATCGAAATGTTTTATCGTCGCCATCGACTTCGATACCCTGGAGCACGATGTTGGTGTTGGTGTGACCGTTAAAGCAGTTATCGAAGACGTTGATCACATAGCCAGAATCAACTGTGCCGTCGATGTGGCAGGTTTTCGTCGCTATGCCAAGCGGATCTGTGTTTGAGTTGGTGTCATCGTTGGACATGATGTAGAGCAATGCCGTAGCACTGCCGAACGTCCAATCGGTACTGATGTCTACGGTGGCGGTGTCTTTGCCGCCGCTGTTGTTACAGAGGATCGCGACCCATTCACCGCTCGCAATCGACTTGTCGCCGCTCGCAATGTTGGCGTCAGCGTCAGCAATCGAAGCAAAGGCACGGTTAGCGCCCGTAGTAGCGTCAGTTGTGCCGTCACCGCCAGTCGTGCTGCCGGTATCAACGAAAAATGTCTTGTTAGCCACGAGTCTTCTTTGGTCTGTCTAGTGGCTTGTCGCTACGGTCTAGGTCTGTGTCTTCGGCTGTGCGCGCCTTTCGGTTGTGCCGAAACAGCGTTTTGCCCAGCACGCCCCAGCGCACGGTTATGTGGCCTACGCCCGGTTGGCGGTCCGCAGCCTCGTTGAACAGCGCCCTACGCAATGGGGCAGGCAGCACACTACGCTGCAAGCTCCATGCTCTGCGCTTCTTCAGCGGGTCATCGTCCGGATACTCGTTGCCCTGGTCGTCATACTGGCTCGACTCAGATGCGAGCGTGAAGCGTTTGGCGCCCAGTACAGGCACATTCCGAAGAAAGATCAGTACCGTGTATCTAGATCTGCCATCGGGGATATATGCCGACACCGTGTCATCCCATGTCCCGGCCTGCGAAGCCTCGTAACAAGCACCAGTGTCGCCTATCTCATAGGGCGGGCTCGCCGGCCGATTCTTGCCCATGATCTGTACAGCAAGTTCGACACTCGGCACTACTGCTCACCACTAACTGTAATCGTCTCGCCGTTAGATCACTGAATCGTGAAGTTGAACTGGATGCTCTGAATCGTTGGCGCTGTAGGTGGATAGTCGAACAGCCTAAAGACTTCCTCCGACAGTGCCGACGTTAGGCCGGTCGTTGTTGTTGCGAAGACACGCGCATAAATCCCTTCTGCCCC